GGAAAGTGTGTTTCAAAATCCGGAAAGTGCCATCCATAATGTTCAGCCATTTATCATCTCCTGTGTTTGTTTCAGTATGCGATATGCCATACCATTTTTAAATTCGTCTATATGGAATTGTCCATATGCAAGATGGCAAAGCCAAGCATGGCGTTGATCATCTGTGGGAAACCACGGCTCTTCAATTTTGGAAAGATCGTGATTGCTCATGGGATTGGCAGCATTGCAAGAAGCTGTAGTAAACACTGGCACGCCTGCTAGGATAGCTTCGGTGGCTGCTGTGCTGTTGAATGTGACCACAGCATGTACATCAGCCAACCAATCTTCGGCTCGCTGTGTTTTACGATCCATTCTGCTGGCTGGACGTTCACGAATCTTCACCGGACGGTCAGTGTACATTTGTAATTCATTTTTGACATTGGTCAACCAGTCATCCAGTTCAAATCCGTAAAATGCACAAGGCTTGTGGTCAGGTGCCACAATCAATATGTCACGACTGTGTTGATGATACGGCCGCATGTACAATTCTAATCGTTGCAATCTATCAGCAGGACGTGGTATGATTTGATCGTGTTGCAGATCATTGGGCACTATGCGGTGCCAGTGCTTCCATCCATAAGGGTTTTTGATGCTGGGACGATTGCCCAGGTAACCGGAATCCATGTACCAGAAGAATCGCTTGTCTTGCCAGCAGCGTTTGATTATTTTGTGTTTCATGATACCACGCAAGATCAACGGATTCATGCTGTCCTCGTAGTTCCATGTTTCTAATGCAGTGGGTTCCAGACCAGCACCGCGAGCAAACATGTCAATGTACTCGTCCTCGCCATTTTTACTTAGACAGATCCAGTTCATTGCCAGTATGCTTCAGTTCTATGGACTTTTAAATCAGATCGCCTGCTGCGCCCCTGGTCTTTTCTGTCGCCTTTGAGATGGTCTAGGTATGCACCCCAATCACTATTGATCAAGGGATGTCCTTCACCAGAGATCAAATGACTGCTCCAGTCTAATTCGATCAGATTGCATTGTTTTCGCACAGCATCAAACACAAAACTATCATGCCATTCATCCAGGGTAAAAATTCCAGTTTCGGCATGATCATATGCCGCTTGAAATTTTTGTAAAAATGATTGGATCGCAGGACTTGCTAATCTCATTGCATACAATCCACATTCAGTATATTTGCGGCTGCGCCCCAAGAAGCACAGATCAACCAAACTGAAGCACAGTCTGTCAAGATCGGACTGTGTGATAGCACTATGGCAAATGGTGTCAGCATCCATCCACAACAACCAATCGCAAGGTGTGTTTTTTGCACAGTGAAAAATGCTATAGACCTTGTGAGCAAATCGAACAGCGTCCCATTTGAACCCTTTGCCTGAATCTTTGCGGCGTGCTCGAGCAGGATCGTTGCTGACATCACCATTGGCTTTGGGAACATCTCTCCAGGTATTTTTGAATGCCACCAGCTCAGGACTGGCCAATTCAAGATCGCGTATCAATAAATTAGGAGCATGTTCTTTAACTGCACATTGTTCAGCATATACCACTAGTTGTACGTCTGCAGGCCAGGTGCGTAAGAACGTTTGGATCATGCGTCGACCGTATTTTTCGTAACCAGCGGCATTGAAAGTGGTAACTACACAGTATTTCATCAGATATTTAGTGAGCATAAAAACCCTATCTTATTTTCCCTCTCAATCAGCAGGGAACAGTCCCCCAGTGATGTCGGCCATACTGGCAGCATTGCATGCCAACGGATTGACCACTGTGGCTAACTCCTGGGACACAGACGCTGCAATCATTTGGTCTGTGTTGTGGAATGGACGCATGCGAGCCAACCAGCAGGTGTATGAACACTATCGGCAATCAAATCGTCCTGTTATCGTTGTGGAAGTTGGTGCATTGCATCGTGGGCTGACCTGGAAAGTCTCAGTCAATCACGTGACCGCACAAGGCTACTATGGGCACACACAAGATTTAGATCTGGATCGTCCGGCCAAACTGGGTGTAAAATTGTCAACCAACCACAAGCCCAATCCTAACATTGTGATAGCAGCACAGCACAGTCGCAGTTTACAAGTGCAAGAACTTGCAAGTCAAGAATCCTGGGTGCTAGATTGTATAAGCAAAATTCAAGCCCTAAGTGACCGTCCTATCATGGTAAGACCACATCCTAGATCAAGATTGAATTTGCCCCAATTGCCTGCTGGGGTACGCTTGGAAACTCCGAGGCCAGTGCCCAATACCTATGACGGATTTGATATGAATTATGCATGTCATGCTGTGGTCAATTACAACTCAGGACCAGGTATTCAAGCAGCCATAGCTGGCAGTAGACCCGTGGTACATGAATCAAGTTTGGCTGCGCCAGTATCTATAGACTGGGCTGATATAGAAAAATCATATGATATAGATCGACAGCAGTGGCTGATAGAAATTTGTCATACTGAATACACTGTAGAAGAATTGAGAACAGGCCTATGGCTAAAAAGAATCGCATCCGCCCTGGGACTATGATTGATTGTGCCTGCGTGATTCACAGCACCGGATATGATTGGCGCTATGTAGAAAACTTGTACAACATGTTGACTAGAGTGTTGCCTGGCAACATACGATTTCATGTGTACACTGAACATGATAGATCTGTGCCCCCCCACATGATCAAACACATCTTGACTGAATGGCCCGAAATTGCTGGACCCAAAAAGTCCTGGTGGTACAAAATGCAAATGTTCAATCCTGAGCATCACGCAGGCAATTTGCTTTACTTGGATCTGGACACAGTGGTAGTACGCGATTTGTCGTGGATATCAAATCTTGACACACGATATTTTTGGGCCATAAGAGATTTTAGATATCTACAAAATCCACATCACACAGGATTCAATAGCAGTGTCATGTGGTGGAATGTCAGTCATTTTTCTTGGATATGGGAACAGTTTTCTAAAAGTGACATCAAACAAGTGACCAAAAACAATCCAGGTGATCAAGATTACATCACAAAAGTTATTGATATCAACCAGCGTAGATTTTTTGAAGATCGAATGTTTGAAAGTTTTAGATGGCAATGCTTGGATGGCGGATATAATTTTCAGCGGCGACAACACAAATCTCCCGGCAGTGGAGTCAAAATTGCGCCGGATACTTCTGTGGTAATATTTCACGGATTGCCCAAACCGCATCAAATAACAGATGCAGCAATTACACAATTATGGAAATAATAACCTTGCTGTAAATATGGGTATTATTTGCTCAGTTGACCAGTAACTGACAACATGCTAAACTACCAGCATGACAACAAAAAACGCCAAAACTGCTGAAAAATATCGCAGAAAACAGCTGAATTATGTTGCAAAAAAGCCACAATCTAGTGGTTGACCAGTAATGAGTACTTTGCTATAATAGAAGCTTAGTAAGTAATTTTAACCGCACAAATAGGAGCCAACCAAATGAGTGCTATTCGTATTATTCGCGGCGAGTACCGCGGCAAAACTGTAAAAAATCAGAGCTTTGCTCTAGTGAGCGGGTTTCAAACCGGTGCCAAAGGCGGCTATGTGACTGTGCAAAATGACGGCACATTCGCCAACTGCCCCAGCACCATTCGTATCAAAGTAAACGCTATCTCTGACTATGAGATGGTATCAGGAGACAGTGTGACAGCACAACCGCAAATTGCCGCAGTGCCGGCACAAGCCAAAGAAACTGAAGAACAAGCCATGGACCGTATCCGTGAGCGTTTTGAAATTCTTACAGAAATGACCAAAGCCGCAATAGGTGGCGACATCCGTGCAATGATTGTGTCGGGTCCTCCGGGCGTGGGCAAAAGCTACGGTGTGGAACAAGAAATTGAAAAAGCCACGCTGTTTGACAAACTGGCAGGCAAACGACTGCGAGCAGAAGTCGTCAAAGGTTCAGCCACACCCATTGGCCTGTATCAAACCTTGTACAAATACTCTGATGAGAATTGCGTATTGGTATTTGATGACTGCGACAGCATTCTTGTGGATGACGTGGCATTGAACTTGCTCAAAGGTGCTCTTGACTCCGGCAAGAAACGTAAAATTTCGTGGTTGTCAGAGTCAAGCACTTTGCGTCGCGAAGGCATCCCAGATCAATTTGACTTCAAAGGCAGTGTGATTTTTATCACCAACTTGAAGTTTGAAACAATGAAATCGCAAAAACTGCGGGATCACTTGGATGCACTGCAAAGTCGTTGCCACTATCTTGACTTGACACTGGATACTATGCAGGACAAGATCTTGCGTATCAAGCAGATTGCCAAAGACGGTGTGTTGTTCCAAGACTATGATTTTGAGCCTTGCATGCAAGACGAGATCATTGACTTCATGAATGCCAACCAAAATCGTCTGCGCGAAATGAGCCTGCGTATGGCCCTGAAGATTGCTGACTTGCGTAAACTCAGTGCAGGCAACTGGAAACGTCTAGCAGAAACCACCTGCATGAAAGCAGCCTAATAGCCATGAGTGCCATCACAGTGTCAATGGTGTTTATGCTGCTGAATGGCTGGCTGGCCAAGGGCAGTTTTGAACGACAGCAAAATACGTTTGGATGGTTCTGGGTGTTCTTGAGTGCTTGGAATTTTGCTGAAGTATTGAATATGATTTTTTAAAACGTTCGGGTCCGGTTGGCTCCGCCCGAACTTTATACAGGCACTTAGGTGCCTGTTTTTTTGACTTTTTTTTGCAATAAGTATATACTGAAACATGGTTAATAAACATCTTGTTATTTTGCTAGGCCACAATGGCAGTGTGGAATTGAAATTCCGTATCAGATCAACGGCATTAGCAGAATTATGGGTTGAACGCATGCAACAAAGGCATCAATATCCATTGGACCATCCAGACAGATTTTACGGGTTTGATGATCCGGCTAAAGAAAGATCTCGTGCGGTAAACATGATACAAAACTGTATTGATATCATAAACAACCACAAATGCATAATTGAGCGTGAGTTTGAATACACACAAGATTGCCTCAACTACCTGCATAATATATTTGAAAAATATCATGGGCTGTTAGATCAACAAACATCAGATTATTGGATGACAGCACCAGATGATGTCAGGACAGCATTAGCTGATCTAAATTTAGCAGTGCATAGATGCGAGCATGCTGCAAAATCAAATGCTCGGCGGATGGTGTGTACCTGGTATGGCTTGCCTAAAACACATTACTTGTCAGCTGAACTACAACGCAAATATGGAGAGACCACTATTAAATTTGGTACAGTATATCTTAACTATTGTGAAATAGGTAAAACAGTCGAAGACTTGACATTTGATAATGACACATACATAAGCGACCAAGCATTTCGACCATTCAGTCATTACAGTGCCGATTTTAAGATAGCATTTTATGATCAAGACAGTACAGAAAAATATCCACAAATACAAAACTATATTGAGCAACACAGTGATTTTTTTCTTGCAAAAGGAATCACAAGTGTGTATAATATACAAGCACAACCACTTTATTTTCCTGTGGCAGATCTAGAATCGTCTGTTGATCAAACACACTTGATTCAACAAATAAGTACCCAACAGTTTGTGCGTGAAATAAAAATACAATGAAACTAGCAACAATACAAATCAATGACGAAGTGAACATCAAGATCGAAGGACTTGATCTTGATGCTCGCAAAGCCTTGGTCAAGTCATTCAAATATGATATTCCGTATGCAAGATATTTGCCAGCGGTACGGCTGGGTCGCTGGGATGGCAAGGTATCTTACTTCCAACTGGGCGGCAGCACATATATCAATCTGTTGCCGGATATTATTCCTTTGTTGGAACGATTTGATTACGACATTGAATTGGATGACCGCAGAGAATACTCAACTACATTTGAATTTGCTCAGGTAACAGAACAAAGTTATGCAAACAAAGCATGGCCTGAGCACCATCCTGCAGCAGGCCAACCAATCTTGTTGCGTGACTATCAGGTTGAGATCATCAACAACTTCTTGACCAATCCACAATGCATACAAGAAGTGGCCACAGGTGCAGGCAAAACCATAATGACAGCAGCACTCAGCGACGCAGTCAGTGCATATGGTCGTAGCATAGTGATTGTGCCCAACAAGAGTCTAGTCACACAGACAGAAAAAGACTACATCAACATGGACCTGGATGTGGGTGTGTATTTTGGAGATAGAAAAGAATACGGTCGAACACACACCATCTGTACCTGGCAGAGTCTAAACAATCTCATGAAGAACACCAAGAACGGTGTAGGCGATTGCACCATTCAAGAGTTCATTGAAGGTGTTGTGTGTGTGATAGTGGACGAAGTACACATGGCCAAAGCAGATGCATTAAAAACTTTGCTGACCGGGGTGATGGCTAGAGTGCCAATTCGATGGGGCCTGACCGGGACAGTGCCTAAAGAACTGTTTGAAAGTCAGGCCTTGCTGGTCAGCCTAGGACCAGTTATCAGCAGACTGTCTGCAAGCACATTGCAGGACGCTGGTGTGTTGGCCAACTGTCATGTGAACATAGTGCAATTGGTGGATCATGTGGAATATGCTGACTATCAAGCGGAACTAAAATATCTTCTTGAAGAATCTGGCCGCCTGGATACCATGGCATCACTGATACAGCAAGTTAACGAAACAGGCAACACCTTGGTGTTGGTAGATCGAACTGAATGCGGTCGACAGCTGGTGGAACGACTGGGCGAACATGCGGTGTTTGTTTCCGGAGCCACCAAAGCCAAAGTACGTCAGGAAGAATATGACGAGATTGCTGTGAGTGACGGCAAGATCATTGTGGCCACATATGGTGTGGCTGCTGTGGGCATCAACATTCCGCGTATTTTTAATCTAGTGCTGATCGAACCTGGCAAGAGTTTTGTGCGAGTGATACAAAGTATTGGGCGTGGAATCCGCAAAGCCGAAGACAAAGATCATGTGCAGATATGGGATATTACTAGTACGTGCAAATTTGCTCGCAGACACCTAAACAAACGCAAGGTGTTTTACAAAGAAGCCAACTATCCATTTACTGCTGAGAAACTGGAATGGATGAAAATAAAATAAAATTTGACATAATAGTATGTGGTGACAGTTTTAGTTCGGCAACTAGCAAGGCTAGAGATCACTACAGCCAAATATTGCAAGATCAATATGGATATTCGGTATTGTGTTTGGCAAGATCTTCTATGACCAATCTTGGCATTGCCTGGCAAATGCGAGAAGCAGTTGAAATTGGATGCAGATTTTTATTGTATCACAGTACCTGGAGCAGCCGGCTGAACCTGTTAGTGAATGATAATTTTCAAGTTGAAAAAGGATTGAAAAATTTCATATATCCATTCTCGGATGATGAAAGTTCCTACACCACCTATGTTGGACACAATCCCAGCTGTACATCTTCCAATGGAGTACAAACTCCCGACAATGACGCACCCATACTGGCAACAGTGCCACAAGGACTTGAAATTAATCCTACCTTGATAATTACCAAAGATCAATGCCGAGCCATTGAATACCATTTTAAATATTTTTTTAACGAAGCATTGTATCAGGAAGTTGACTCTTGGATTCTGGCGCATTGGCATCATCAAGCAGAAAAATCAGGAATTGTTCCAATAGACATGAAACTGTCACTGGGTCGTGCCATGTTCGATTATCAAATGCAAGGCAAGATGATAGGTGATACTTATGTCATGCACCCAGACTACAATGACGATCGACCTTTTCATACAGATCAGGCCACTCAGCAAAAAGTAGCAGATGCTGTGCATGCGGAAATAATAAAACTGTCAAAGACTTGACAAATCCATAACAATCTTGTATACTTAGGCATCATGCGTATATTAACATTAGACAATAGCTTTTATGACTTAGATCACTTGCCCGACGAAGTAGATGATATGAGATTTGCCATCTTGGACAACTCAGACCCCAAAGATCCAGACTATCATTTTATTCCACTTATATTCTTGGAAAGTTTTAACGCCCCTGCCTTGGTGCTGCGAATAGGCGATGCCACTATAAAAATGCCCATGGACTGGCAGATACTTATTGGTGAACCTGATGTGGGCGACCTTGAAGTACTGCCACTCACCAGTATAAATGACCGTGGTTTCAAGGTGTTTCAATTCAATCCGTTGACCAGTTTCAGACCCAGCTTTCCTGACATTGAAATATTGGATGTGTATCATGAAGTCAATTGGTTTGCACCCAAGCTCAAAAATGGCCAGCTGTTGGCTGTGCCACTGAATGATGACGCAGAACCTGACTGTGTGTATTTTGTCAAAGACATCAGCCGCAACTGCGAGATAGTGGACTATAACAAGGCCTGGTAATGGGACAACTAAAGCCTGGCGCAACCCTTGTTTACGAACGTGTTGGCAACACAGTGTATTCTCGCGAAGCTGGTGCTGACCCCAACACACGAGTAGAAATAGGATATGACTACGAAACATTTGAAGAACGTAGAGACCATGACATCAGAGCAGGAATGAGACAACGACATGAAGCCTTGATGGAGGCCAAACTTTGGGGTAACATTCGCCGGGAAGCCAAGACCAATCCCACTTTACACGATGCCCTGGAACATGCTATAATGATCTATCACCTGACCAAAACAACATGAGCGACAAACTAAACATCAACAATGAGATGCGGCAACTGGATGCAAAGAATCGTGCATTCTATGATGAACTTGATTCAGATGAACGAAAGAAATTCAGTACCTATCTCATGATACGTTGGGGCAGCGCAGTCAGCGGCAGCAGACAACTACAAGAATACTATGTGCAGAGTACCAATCACTATTTGAACAAAAACTTTTTTGACATAGCCAAACATACCAAATTGCAATGGTTGTGTGCAACTGCTGCCAGCCCCGGCATGGGAGTGATGAGGCACAACTGGATAGCGCCCAAGAAGAAAGAAGCAGGCCTCAGCGCCAAGCGACGAGCATTGATGACCATATTTCCCACCTACAAAGATGATGAAATTGACGTGATGGCACAGCTGGTCTCACAAAAAGAAATAGATGCATATAACCGAGCCAGCGGCAACGACAAGAAATGACATTCACCTGCGGATACTGTGAAAAAACTTTCTCAAGAGAAAGCAGTATAGAAGTACACATGTGCGAACCCAAACGTCGTAGACTGCAACGCGGCGATAGAGGGGTGCAACTGGCATTGCAGGCCTATGTGAGATTTTACGAAACCATGCAAGGTTCAGCCAAGAACAAAACATTTGAAGATTTTGAAACGTCATCGTACTATCGTGCATTTGTGAAGTTTGGGCATTACTGTGTGAACACTCGGGTGATCAATCCTGAACGATTCATGGCCTGGCTGCTGAAACAACAAAAAAAAATTGATCGTTGGTGCAGCGATCAAGTGTATACTGAATACCTGGTAAATTATCTCACGCTGGAAGCAGTGGATGATGCACTGGCACGAGCCATGGAATACGGATTGGATTGGGCTGAAAAAACAAATAACCCAGCACACGATTGTCTGCGCTATGGCAATGCCAATGTGATATGTCATGCCATAACCACTGGAAGAATTAGCCCTTGGGTAATTTACAGTTCAGAGTCTGGGCAAAAGTTTTTGAGTGAGCTAGGTACGGAACAAGTGGCCATGATTTGGATGTATATTGATTCAGACGTTTGGCAGAAAAAATTTCAAACATATCCTACAGATCACGAGTACGCACAGGAAATGCTGAAACAGGCAGGATGGTAAAATGAGTACATCGCATATGATGATCTATTGCAATGGAGACAGTTACAGTAATCCAAAGTATCGTCCCACAATGAAGGACAAAACATATGATTATGTAGTCAATGAACATCTACCAGGATATGTGATGAATCGTGCTATATCTGGCAGTTGCAATCGTAGAATTATCAGGACCACGGTTCATGACATGATTCAACAAAGACAGTTAAATCCTCAACAAAAAACAATTGCGTTGATCGGGCTAACTTTTGAGATTAGATCAGAACTATGGATAGACAATAGCCAGCCGTTGAGATCTGAAGAAAGCAATTTTGGCAGTCATATGTTTAGTAACCAACTGAACTGGAGAGAAACACTGCTGCAAGGATTTTTCCAGGATGCTAAGAATCCACATCTGTTAGAAGAAAAGTTCTACAAAAAATATACCGAGGGCCGGGCTTATTTTTATAGTCCGTATGCTGAGCGTATAAATTTATTTTGTGATCTAATCATGTTGAAATCATTATTGGATCGACTTGATATTAATTTTTTAGTGTTTAATTGTGTAATTCCAGAAAAGTTAGATTCTGACTATTTGTTAGATTTTTTTCGAAATGAGATAGTAAATGATCCTCGATTCATTGACCTTGATAACTTTGGATTTTGTAGCTGGAGCAATCAACAAGGATTTGTTCCTTTTGATTTTATCGACCGGCCGGGAATAGGTCACTATCAAGCAGATGCACATCGATCGTTTGCTGAAAAAATATTATTACCAACAATAAAAAAATTGAATTTGATATGAGTGCAGATATTGACATTGATTTTGCCGACAGAGAACATGTGCTGAAGCTGATACAGCACACACCTGCACGGCAACTGTATCAAGGCACAGCAAGAAAACACAATTCAGGTGTGTATGTGACTGACATCCCACATGATCCTGTGTTGGGATGTGCAGCCTTAGATTACGAAACTGCTGAATCACGTGGCTATTTCAAGATCGACTTGTTGAACATGAGTGTGTACGGACTGGTACGAGATTCTGCACACTACCAACTGATGTTGGCAGCAGAGCCACCTTGGGCAAAATTATGGACAGATCCGGCCTGGGCAAGCCAACTGGTTCACGTGGGAAATTATACTGAATTACTGAAGACCATGCAGCCCGACTCAATTCCTAGAATGGCAGCATTCATATCAGTCATACGCCCAGGCAAGGCACACCTGCAGAATAGACCATGGTCTGAAGTGTTTGACTCGGTGTGGGATGGTGATCTCAGTCGGGGATATGTGTTCAAAAAAGCTCATGCGCTTGGTTATGCAGCCTTGGTGGCCCTACATATGAATCTACTCAGTCAAGACGTCGCACCAGCATGATGCTTTTGCGCTTGCTTTTTTTGCGGGCTATGTCCAACAAACTGCAAGCAGGGCCATGCAGAATTTCCAAATCTTTGTTTACAAACGTGCGTAAGGTGTAACGAAATTGTTCCCAATCTTTACGCAGAAATATGTTTATGGGAATAGACCTGTTGCTTTCCCACCACCAAACAGATGCCAGTTCTAGGTAATTTAGTTTGTCAGCTTGATCTGCCACTGCACCAAAGTCGTAGATGGTGGTGACCACATCATCTTTGTTCTGTATCACACCCACATATTCAGCATTGGCATACATGCACAAGCTGATAAACGGATATTTCTCAGTTAATTTTTCGAAAACATTATTGCCCATCGCGGGTATTTATGGTCAATATTTTTTGGATAAATAATAGGATATGTATTCTACCACCGCTTATCTTTACCAACAAATAACACGAGTGCTTCTAGTAGACACCAGTGGAGGATACTTTACTTCGAGGTACGACCCTGTGTATGCTAAAACCCTAACCATCAACAAAGGTGTTGACAATGTTCTATTGTTTGAGTTCATCAACCAAGATCAGAAACCTGTCAACATAACCGGCAGCACATTCGTGTTCCGTCTAATAGATCAAGCTGGCGGACAACTGCTGCTGACCAAGGACATGGAGACCTTGAGTGCCAGCACAGGACGTGTAAAAGTGGTGCTAGACAGTGCAGACACTATCAATATTCAAGCACAACCTGCCAGCTACAGCATACAACGTGCTGCTGGTGACTATGTCCAGGCAGCATACACAGGTGCTGACAGTTCTGCCCGAGCTGACTGCAACATTGTGGACAGTGTATTCCCCAGTTTCGTTCCCAGTGCAGACTGTACTGTGCCAGATTTGTATGGCAAAAATCAATACGTAGGTGCAGCACCTACTGCTTTTCCTGACTGGGCATTGACCCCGCAACCCATCAACAGCATTCAAGCAACTGAATTCTACAGCAGCTACATCAATACCAACCAGACAGCTTTTACCACAATCAAGTTTGATCTGGTGCATTACACAGGCACAATCAAAGTGCAAGCAGCTGAAAACTACGAAGCTGTTTGGACTGATGTGTCTGAGGCACGACAGTACCTAGATGACACTGTGAGCGATTATTTCAACATTGTGGGATTCCATCCGTTGCTGAGATTGGCCATGAACAACAGTATAGGTTATGGCGCCAGTGGTTCTGCTGTTGTGGTTGATGGTGTGGTCACCGGCATCAGTTTGACCAATCTAGGACAATATTACGTGGCCGCACCATATGTACAAATCTTGGGCAACGGTGCAGGTGCCGAAGCAGTGGCCACTGTCAATCCAGGAGGAACAGTCAGTTCAATCACAGTGACCAATGGTGGATCAGGATATCTTCCGTTACAATTTCAAGGATCATTGGCTGCTACTGTAATATTCTCAAATGGCCTGATACGGAACGTACAGTACCGATAATCGTTGCTATTGCCAGCAAAATCTGTTAAACTACACGGATGCTAGACGTCCTACAATATCTGCCAGCAAAACGAAAAGCCACACCGTCGGGCTGGGTGAGTTTCAATGCTGTGTGTTGTCAACACAATGGTGGTACGGCAGATCGTCGCGGTCGAGGAGGTCTCAAGCCCACAGAATCGGGTTGGAGTTATCACTGCTTCAACTGCAACTACACCGCCAGCTTTATCCTTGGCCGTACAGTGAGTTTTAAGGCCCGCAGGCTCTTGGGCTGGTTGGGTGTGCCCGATGTAGAAATTGACATGCTCAACCTGGAAAGTCTACGACATCGCAGTGTGCATGGTATCCTGGATGATCGGCAGCGCATGTTTAATATGCTATCCGGCATAGAGTTTGAAGAACGAGAACTGCCGCCAATGAGTGAGTTATTGGTTGATTCATATGAATATCGAGAATACCTACGTTCAAGAAAAGTTTCTGACGACTATCCTGTAATGGTGCAGCTCCATGAAGAAAGATCCTGGAAAAATCGACCCAGTGTGATCATCCCATTCACACACAATGATCGTATAGTGGGATACACACAAAGATTCTTAGATGACCGTCGACCCAAGTACATCACTGACAGTCAGCCAGGATATGTGTTTGGAACAGACTTACAGCACAACGACTGGACCCATGCGATTGTGGTAGAAGGCATATTTGATGCGCTGTGCATCGGTGGCCTGGCAGTGATGCACAGCACCATAAGTGATGAGCAGGCTCAACTGATCCGCAGTCTAGGCAAAGAAATTACTGTGGTACCAGATCAAGACGCCGCAGGCATGGAACTGGTGGATCGTGCTGTGGAACTGGGATGGGCAGTGAGCATGCCGCCCTGGCCAGACGACGTCAAAGATGTCAACGACAGTGTGGTTCGTTATGGTCAGTTGGCAACCATGCTAACTATATTTGAAAACAGAAACACTAGTCGAATCAAAATAGAAATGAGGAAAAAACAAATTGTCAAACGATAAAGTCCACATTCTTATTTGTGGTGATAGTTTTTGTGTGACCGATCCTGACTTTCCAGGATTGCATTGGTCAGAGAAAATATTAAACTACTCGCCGAACTTTAAAATTTCTAATCTGGCCTATGGAGGCAGCAGCAATGCATTGATTTCATTGCAAATGATGCAGGGAGTAAAGTTAAATCCTGATTTTGTAATATTTTCTTTTACCAATCCACTTCGATATGAATTTGACAATGACCCTGCTGTACTGCCTCGATCTTTTAGTGACCTAGATATTGCAGATTATATCAAAAGACGTTATACTACTACTTGTTATTTTGAAAACAAAGAAAAAATAAAAACAACTGATCATTGGTTAGCCTCCGCAGCCTCGATAAACATGGAGATGATAAAAAATTATATGTACTTGTTGTTGTGTCTGACTACCTGTGCAACAAACAAAATACCATTTTGCTATAGTACTGGTGGATTTCTTGATAACATTGGACAGCTAACAAATTCTAACTATATAAAAAACTTTACCAACGATTATCAGGAGCAAGCACTGATGACAAATCTGTGGAATCATCAAATCACCAATACTAGGCCGTACTTTCATATCAGCGATGACGCTGTACAAAGTTTGTTTGCCAACGAATGCATTGATCATATTGTAAGGAAAAAATCTTGTTAAAAGAATACGGAATTGATGTACAGAAATTATTCCTGGAAATGATGTTGGAGGATGCTGCCAGCTACGTGCGAGTCCAAAACATTTATAATCCAGAAAACTTTGATCGAAGTCTTAGGCCAGCGGCTGCGTTTATTAAACAACACAGCGAAAAACACAAAACTCTGCCGGATATCACGCAGATCTCAGCTACCACTGGAATCCGACTGCAATCAGTGCCGGACTTGAATGAAGGACATTACGAATGGTTCATGGAAGAGTTTGAAGCATTCACACGCAGACAAGAACTGGAACGTGCGATCCTGGCAGCAGCAGACCTGCTGGAAAAAGGTGAATACGGGCCTGTAGAAAAACTGATCAAAGACGCAGTGCAGATCAGCTTGACCAAGGACATGGGCACAGATTACTTTGCTAATCCCAGCGAACGCATCAACAAATACTTTAACTCAGGCGGGCAAGTTTCTACAGGCTGGCCACAGCTGGATAGGTTATTGTATGGTGGATTCAGTCGAGGAGAGCTGAACATTTTTGCCGGAGGATCCGGATCAGGCAAGAGCTTGGTCATGATGAACATCGCACTCAACTGGTTGCAGCAAGGACTCAGTGGAGTGTATGTCACACTGGAATTGAGTGAAGACTTGACCAGTTTACGAACAGATGCCATGCTCACAAACATGAGCACCAAAGACATCCGCAGAGACATCGACACCACTGAACTCAAGGTCAAGATGATGGCCAAGAAGTCGGGCAATTACCAAGTCAAAGGCTTGCCAGCACAGAGCAACATCAACGACATCAGATCATATCTAAAAGAATATCAGATTCAAACAGGCAAAAAAGTAGACTTTGTGATGATTGATTACTTGGATCTGTTGATGCCAATCAGTGTCAAAGTCAATCCCAATGATCAGTTTATCAAAGACAAGTATGTGAGTGAAGAACTACGCAATTTGGCCAAAGAACTGCAAATACTCATGGTAACTGCATCGCAGTTGAATCGATCGGCAGTGGAAGAAGTGGAATTTGATCACAGTCACATTGCAGGCGGTATTTCAAAGATCAACACAGCAGACAATGTGTTTGGCATCTTTACCAGCAGATCCATGAAAGAACGCGGCAAATATCAAATTCAATGCATGAAGAGTCGTAGTTCAACTGGTGTAGGACAAAAGATTGATTTGGAATACAATATTGAAACCATGCGTATCACAGACGAAGGCGGCGATGAAGGAACTGGTTATAACAAACCGCAAACATCAATCATGGATTCAATCAAGGCCAAGAGTCAGATTGTTGCCAGCGACAATGCTGCCTGGCAAGCGCCCGCAGGAGGCACACATGCCTGGGACAAACCAGTGGTCAATCATGGAGATGTTGCCAAAGTGGTTGGTACAGTAGAAAGCACCAAGCTCAACCAATTGCTGAGAAATATTAAAGCGTCATAATGACATGTATTGACATTTATAAAAATATAAACATTGTTGCTCAGCAAAATGCATTAGCAATTTCGCCTTGTTGTATATCTCCTGTACGCTCAGCTGAAGTAATTGATTTTTTTAACAACAAATACCTTGTTAGTCTTCGCAATGCGGCATCCACCGGACAGTTGCCAACAGCTTGTAGTAATTGTAAAGATGCCGAAGCTGCTGGACTAACAAGCCGACGGCAAGGCAGCAACTCTTGGTATAAAGACCACAATCTCAACAATAACAAGATTGAGCTAATTCGCATGGATTACTGGACTGGCGACACATGTAATTTGGCCTGTGTGATATGCGGACCAAATAACAGTAGTGTGTGGAAGCAAGAACTTGGGCTGCCTATAGAATTACAAAAATCAACGTCCAATCAGTTTTGGAAAACCATCGACTTGAGT